TTATGTTCCTATTAAAAAATTAATCCGTATAACCTAGCTCTCTTATTTGAGGCTACTTCGTCTGTTCTTGTTGTGTTTGCTACATACAAACCTGTTTGACCTGCACCAGGATCTTTGGCATATACATAAGTGTGTGTAGACACTGCTGTAGGATCACTACCTACTTCTAACAATTTTAATTCACTTGCTACTTCTAATGTACCAGATCCGTTAGGATTAATTACTATGTCCTCATTCGATCTAGCACTTGTAATTTGAAAACCGTTTATGTCTAAATCACCACCTAGTTGCGGTGTAGTGTCTGCAACAACATCACTGATACCAGCACCTGCTGATGTAGTAATTTCAGTGTATATTACACCATCAGTTGTTAATTCCCAAATATCGGATGTTTCGTTCCAACGTATTGCGACGTCGTTTGCACTACCCCTATCTACTTCTATGCCTGAGTATGTTCCTGTAACACCACTACCTGGTTCTCCCTTGTTTAGGGTTATAACAGCATCAGCTATTTCAGTGTTTGTTGTTTCTACAGAGGTTGTAGTACCTGTAACAGTTAAGTTACCATTTACCGTGACAGTGTGCGTAGTAATGACAACGTTGTCTGTACTAGAATCTACTGAACTGATATTGTAATCGCCGGAAACTCTCTTAGTTGTAGCCATTCTTTTTTACCTATTTCATTGTATTTAGTACAGTTTTAAATTCACTGATATACATTTGCTGGTAGTTTCTGAAGGGTTTAAACTCAGGTGGTGAGTAACCATCTTCTCCTATTACTCTCACAAATCTAGTAGTTTTAAACTCAACCATTAGCTCATGCATTTGTCTTACCCAGTTGCCATAGAATGTTGCTTTGTCTGCCGTGGTCTTATAATTGGATGTGTCAGCATACACATTATTAAATTTTTGATTGTTACCTAACCCTGCCAAGTCAAATCCTATAATATAAATGTAGTTGTGTTTTGCGTGACATGCATAACTTATAGCAACAGGTCCACTTGACCATCCGTAGTTGTGTTGAATAGGTTTCGCGCCGGATCCCTCTATAGGTCTACGTGTATAAAATCTATTTGTTTTTGCGTAACCTGATTCTTGTATTTCTTTTGCTATACCAGAGTCTGTTGCTATCAATACATCCGGAGTAAAGTCTCTGTACAGAGCATTACACCCGTAGATCATGCCTCGACCTCTTAGACTTTCCAAGTCTATGTCTAATCTACTGCGTCCGTTTCCGATAATAAATGCTATTGGTGTCATAAAAAAAGGCTACAATGTAATTATCACTGTAGCCTTTAGTAGTTAAAAAATTAACTATTATGCTAATGGGATACTAACTGAAGTATTTAAAGCTTCACTTCCGCTTGCTACCCATAATGCTTTTTGACCGGATGACCACTGTGTACCGTCATTAGGAACTAGTGTAACATAACGTGATGTAATTTTACTTACATAGTATGTTCCACCTGCGCTATCTGTTGCTGTTAACTGGCATTGTCCTGCGGCTAAACTACCGCTGGCAACTGCTGTTAATAACAAATCTTCTGTGCCGTCACTTGTAGTAACTTTGAATGTTTTGCTACCTGTTTGCTTAGAAGCATAACCAGTGTTTGCTGAACCACCAGTAACGTAACCTGTAAATTGGATCTGTGTAGATCCTGCTAGTGCTGTGTCACCGATAGTACCTGTTGTGTTTGCCGCTGGAAGTTTTAAGATTCCTGCAACTGTTTCTGCTAATTTTAAAGGTCTTCCCATTTGTTTTCTCCTTGGTTAGAAGTCCAATGCGAGTTCTAGTCGCTACGCTGTGGGAACAGCATAAATCAGTTTCCTAATTATTGCACTGTAATGTTATTTATTTTGTATAGCCACAAAAAAGGGCTCTTACGAGCCCTAATTTGTTTTCCCATTCCGATTGGAAAAATATTACTGGAATGAAAGGTTGCTAACAGCAATCTCACCAAGGTAGTCGGCAGCGTTACCGAACGATGAAGCTGTGTTTGTAAGCTCAACGTAACCATAACGTGTCATAAAGCCAACTACTGGCTCTAGTGTTGCTGGATCAAGAACAACACCACTGCTCATTAATGGAACGTATGGGCAGTAGAATGCGGCTGCATCAGCCTCGCTTGAACCTTTGTAACCAACTAGAACTGCTTGTGTATCACTAGCATAGCTGTCTACATAAACTTTCATTGCGCCATTTAATGTACCAACAAACTTAGTGTTTGTAGGAGCTTCAAATGTGCCTTCAGTTGTACGTGCAAAAGCACTTGTTGTTGCACTCTGGAGAACTGTTAATGAAGCAGGTGAAACAACTGCCCAGTTACCAGCGCCACGACGTGTGCGTGATGCAATTAAGTTAGCTGTTCTGTTGATAAGAACTGCCAATGCGGCATGCTCATCACCAACGTAAGTAGCTGTACCAGAAACAGTAGCCTGGTTGTATGTGAACTCAGTTGCGGCAAGACTACGTAATGAACCAAGAATTTCCTGGTCAATTTCAACTGTAATCTCTTGTGCAAGAGCTGCCATAACTTCTGCTTCAATGTCTAAGCCGTGCATTGCTTGCGCATCTTGAGCGGCTTCAAATGTCCAACGTGCTGATAGCTTTCTTGTCTTAGCTTCAACAACTTGCTTTAAGATCTGGACGTTGATCTTGTTACCTGGTGTACCTTCAAGTGTGCTTGTTGAATCTGCTTTACCAGTGCTGTTTGAACCTGAGTAAGCAACTGCAATCTTGAATGGTGATAATGCTTCGTCACCAGCTGTTGTGCTTGTAGCATATGATGATGAATCAGTAACGCTATCAGCATAACGAACACGTAATGTGTGGATTTGTGCAACTGGACCTGTCATAGGCTGAACACCAACGATCTCATTAGCGATAACTGTTGGCATTACACGTCTGATAACTGGTAAAATTACACGGTTTAATGTAGCAACGTTACCAGCGGCTGTTGAACCAGCGGTAGCGGTCTCCATAAGTGACTTGCGTGTGTTCTCAAGAACAACACCCATAGTAGATCTCTTCGATCCATTTAAGCCTTCTAACAGGGCTTCTTTTGTTTCGCCCCAACGGCTTTCTAATAATGCTTGTGTCATTTCTTTTCCTTTTCCTTTTAGGGTTATCTAAGCCCTGCTAAACGCTTGATTTCAACAACATTGCTGTCGTCTTCAACCTTAGCGTTGACTTTAGCAGATTTATCTCCAGTAACTTCAACACGGCTCTCAGTTAAAACTGCTTTTGCTTCTTTAACTGCCTTACCGTTTGCGTTTAAAACTGCTGGAAGATACTTTTCATATGCGGCCTGCAACTTTGCAGTCTGCACACTTTCGAGTAGTTCGCTCATAACAGCGGCCTTCTCTTTATTAAGTGGTTTCAACATTTCAGCAAGTTTGTCCTTGCGTTCTGCTGATTCCTTAATGATTTTGATTTCTTTTTCTTTAGACTCAGCAATCATTGCCTTCTCTTCTGCTTGTGATTTAGCTTCTGCTAGGGCTTCCTCTTTAGCGGCAATAACAGCCTGTAACTTCTTGATTTCTTTGTTCTCGTTTAAGTGAGTAACAGCGAATTCTGAAGCAAAGGCTTCAAAGATCTGACGACCAAACATGTTCTCACGAGCATGCTGGATGTCTTCTTTGAGTTGAGTCATTTCTGACTCTAGTTTCTTAGCAACTGACTCTTTAACTAACTGGCTACTACGAGCAACGAATTGCTGTTGTAGTTCAGCTAATTTGTCTTTTGCACCTGCAATTAAGCGGACTTTTGTTTCAACAACTGCCTGCTTGTCTTGCTCGAACTCTTGAATTTCTTCAGCAAGTTGCTTGATAACAAACTCTTCAAGTCTAGATACACTATTCTCATATTGTTTGCGATCTGCTCTAAGTTCTTTGATTTCTTCTGCTAACTTAGTTACCATGAAATCATTGAACTTAGCACTGCTTTCTGACATGTGTTGTTTAAACTTAACACGGTCTTCTGCTAGTGCTTGCTTCTCTGTTGCAAATTCTTCAAGCTCACTCTGGAGACTTTCAGTTACCATTTTGTCTAGAGCTTCAACCATTACTTGTTTATCGTGTTGATAGCGTTGTGCAAATTCTTCACGAAGTTCACTACGAACTGTCTCTTTAGCTTCAGAAAGTTTTGCTTCCCAAGCTTCAGTGATAGCTTCTTGTGTGTCCTCGTTTATGATGCCACTATCTATCAATGGTTTGATAGCATCTAACATCTAGTTCTCCTATTTTAACTTAAGGTCCTTGATTAAGCGTAAAACGCCTTCTTTCAGGTACTTTTGTACTCTTTGATCTTGAGTAGCTTCTTTCGCTACTTCAAATACTTTGTGACCACCACGCATATTCATTAATCCTTCATAAATTGGATTTGGATAAGCATGTGGAGCACTTGGTTGTGCGACAATGTCAACAGTTATAATTTCAAAATTGTTAACATGTCCCGAACTCTCATTAACTTCACCGCTACCACGTGAACTAACACCCAACTTAACACCGCTAGTAATCATAGATTCAACTAGTTTACCCATTGGTGTTGGGAGGATTTTTAGTTTACCGTGACCGCATGGACCGTCCATCCACATGCTCTCAATCATATGTGATACACGATCTAAGTTAATTTTTAAATCATCTGGGTGATCAACTTCACCTAGGACGCTATGACCTTCTTTGATTTGCTCGTTAATTGTGCTAACGGCTTGTTCAATTTCATGAACGGGATAAACACGATGGTTAGCGTTCTTCACGCCACCTTCGATGAATATCCCTTTCATATAAAGGTTCTTACCTTGACCGGTGTTGCTGTCTTCTGTGATGACCTCAATCTTGGCCCGATCAAAAGTAAGATTTTCTTTTAGGTACAAAGCCATATTAATGTCCTAATTAGTTGCCACCTTTTTCAACGCTGTCTTTGTTGACACCGCCTTCTTCACCTGCTTTGTGTGCAGATGGAGCCTTTTCCATTGATGATTTGCCACCGGCTGTGTTTTTGTACTCTTTGCCAGGAGCAACTTTAGGTGTGCTTGCACCTTTTTCTTCACCAGTTGGATCTACTGCGGTACCACCCATGTCGTTTTTACCAGCGACTACGCTTGACTTGTTG